ACACAAAGTCGCCAAGATGTTATTAGCGATTTGCTCAAGAACCAATCCCATCCGTGGACTTAACTGTCCGGCTGCGGTGACTTATACTTCTAGCCATATGAGACCACCTATCCCAGCATTCCTGCTGTGGACAGAAGGCTCTGATGTTTTGATCGACTTTGACCTTGATACCTTGCCAGCTGGATCAGTGACTGGATCTTCCATCGTCCCAAAATTTAAGATTAAAACCCAGCTGGCATCATCCTTCATACATGATTTTACGTTTGCTCATTGGTGTGATGCTTCTGACATGCCACTGAGAAATCACTTCCCATTGGAGAATGACACTTTCGACCACTGGACTCCAGATTTCATTGCAAAGAGACTGGACGGGAGCATGGCGGTTGTTGAGTTTACAACCAACAGGTCAGACTTGGAGCAGTCTTTGATTAGTGCCTTCAACACAAAAGTGGGAAAGTATGAGGTTGCACTCCACAATAGAAGCAGAGGGGTGGATATACTGTTTGGTGTAGTGGTAGTGAGTGACACTACAGTAGTAACAAACCTAAGACTAAACCAGCAAGAAGTGGATGAACTATGCTTTAGGTTCTTGGTTGCTAGAGCAGTGCATGCTGAGATGACCACTAAGTTAATTATTCCAGAGTATGATGATGTTGATGAGGATAAGAGGAGCAGGGAAGTTAAGGCTGCTTTTCACTCAGTTAAACTCGATTGGGGTGAGACTGAGGCAAAGTTTTACCCATTCAGTGAGATGATGTTCAAAGAATTCCAAAATGGAGAACCAGATCATGAGTACTTAGGGAGAATAATTGGTTACTCCTTTCAGAATGCTCAAGATGATTTGGAAAATGACCACTTCTTGAAGGAGGTTTTGACCGAAGATGAACGACTCAGCAAAAATCTCGAAGATTGCAGGAAGAAAATAACAAGTTTCCAGAAGAACTTCAATGATCAAGCTGAGAGACCACAATTTTCTCACAAGTCAACAATTCCGTTTCCATCTATTATTCCGAAAGTGAGTGAAGACACATCATCAATCTCCAGACTTCAAGACCTACCAACAATCACCGGTGGGTCAGATGCAACAATAAGAGCGTGGAGGTCAGCATACAGTTCAGTTGTAACTGGTCAAGTGGAACGCATTGAAGAGGATGTTGAAAGAGAGAGACGTGCAGCCTTATGCTCATTGTCCTTTGAGGAAATGGAAGAATCAAAGACTATGCGGATGAAGTACCACAGATGCAAGATAGACAATGGCTATAATGACAGGCTGGAGCTTGCATTGCAGGGAGTAGAAGCAAAAGAGCACAGAGATCATCCTGCCTTACAGAAGAAGAGGCAAGAATCTAAGAAAACATTCCCATTAAATGCAGATGTTCGCGATCTAGATTTGCTTCTGGAAAGTGATGGCGACATGTTTAATGAGGATCTATCTCAAGCTCCACCTGCCTCAGCAATAGAAGCTATCAAATCTGGTGCAGAAGCTCAAGAAATGCATGGAATCAAGAAAGACACCAATCTATGGTTCCAGTCTATGCTCTGGTTTCTCAGCCTCCCAATAGGGCTTTGGCTATTCCTGATTACCTGCATAGGGGTGGAACTCAGCATCAGCCTGAAACAACACTGTGGTAGACAGAAGTTCATAATTAAGAAGATTAGATTCTTTGACATATTTCTACTGATTAAGCCCACTAACTCTGGCAGTCATGTCTTTTTCTCAATGGCATTCCCTGAAAGCGCCATTCTGGGCAAGCTTCATCCTTCTCAGAGCTTTAAAGGATTGTCATTTGAGGATGGCTGGTTCTGGACAGAGTTCTCATCATTCAAAATGTCCAAGTTGACAAATGTTGTTAAAACAATGTCCACAGGATCTAATCTGTTTTGGTTCTGGAGAGACTTTTTTGAAGTACCGTTCTGGGATGGTAGTAAGAAAGATTACATTCAAGGCATAAAAAAATCCAATCAGATGTTCAAAATTTGCTTAACTATGTTGCTAGAAGATAAAGCTAGAACTGAGGAAATTGCAACATCATCCAGGTACATTATGATGGAAGGCTTTGTTAGTCCACCTTGTATTCCAAAACCACAAAAGATGATTGAAAAACTCCCAGAGTTTGCCAGAACAAAATTCCAGGTTTGGCTAATAAATAAGTTGTTGAATGCTATATTCAGGGTTAGTGGCAATCCCTTTAAAATAACTGCTGGTCAAAAATCAGCGACTTGGGGTGGCTTGTTCAACTGGATTACCGGTGACCCAGTTGAGTCAACTCAGAAATTAATCTCTTTGTTTTACTTAGGATACTTAAAGAACAAAGAAGAATCCCCAGAGAGAAATGCCAGCATAGGTATGTACAAAAAGATTCTGGAGTATGAAGATAAACATCCAGGCAGGTACACTTATCTTGGTTATGGAGACCCAGATCCAGATGATTTGAGATTTCACGAATACTCCACCAGCTTTCTGAAGCACCTGTGCATCCATGCAGAGCAAGAGTTGCGAAGAAATTGGGGTGAATCTTTTAGGTGCATGATTACAAGAGATATAATTGACTCTATCTCTAGTCTTGATCTTGAGAGGATGGCCACTCTGAAAGCCTCCAGCAGATTTAATGAGGAATGGTACCAAAGAAGGACAGATGGCAAGGTGTACCACAGGTGCAAGGTGCTTGAGCGAGTATGTGAATATGTTAAGAAAAGCAGCTCTCATGTTCATCACATTATGGAAGAATGTTTAAAGAAGGTGGAATCACAGGGCTGCATGCACATTTGTCTCTTCAAAAAGCCCCAGCATGGAGGATTAAGAGAGATTTATGTATTGGGTTTTGAAGAAAGAGTGGTTCAACTGGTAATTGAGACAATTGCTAGACAAGTCTGCAAAAGATTCAAGTCAGAGACCCTCACCAATCCAAAGCAAAAACTCATGATCCCAGAGACCCATGGCCTCCGAGCAGTCAAAACCTGTGGAATCCATCATGAGACCGTGGGAGCATCAGATGATGCTGCAAAATGGAACCAGTGCCACCATGTAACTAAGTTTGCTCTTATGCTTTGTCACTTCACTGATCCCATGTTTCACCCTTTTATAATTAGAGGTTGCTCCATGTTCATGAAGAAGCGAATAATGATAGATCAAAGCCTTATTGACATTATTGATTCCCACACTAACTTAGAAACCACAGATGAATATCTTAAAAAAATCCACAGAGGCTATCATGGAAGTTTGACTGAGCAACCTAGATGGATGGTCAGAGGGGGAGCCTATGTTCAAACTGAGACAGGTATGATGCAAGGGATCTTGCACTACACTTCTAGCCTCCTGCACACACTTCTACAAGAGTGGTTGAAAACATTTTCTTTAAAGTTTTTAAGATCAAAAGTCTCCCCAAATCAGAAACCAGAAGTCTTAGTTGATGTGCTTCAGAGTTCAGATGATTCTGGAATGATGATTTCTTTTCCGTCCTTGGAAAAGAAGACCACTGGCAGGTACAGATACTTGTCTGCTTTAATTTTTAAATTTAAAAAACATATTGGAAAGTTTTTAGGGATCTACTCTTCAGTGAAATCTACTAACAATACTTTGCATTTGCTAGAATTTAACTCTGAGTTCTTCTTCCACATAAATCATAACAGACCACTACTACGGTGGATCACTGCCTGTGACACTATTTCTGAGCAAGAGTCCCTAGCGTCCAGGCAAGAGGAGATGTACAACAATCTGACAGCAGTGCTTGAAGGGGGAGGGAGCTTCTCACTTGTATCTTTTTGTCAATATGGCCAGTTAATACTGCATTACACTCTCCTTGGGATGACAGTGTCACCTTTGTTTCTGGAGTATATCAAGATGGTGTCTGAAATAAAGGATCCAGCATTAGGTTTTTTTCTAATGGATCATCCATTTGGATCTGGTTTATCTGGCTTCAAGTATAATGTTTGGATTGCAGTTCAGAATAGTCTCCTGGGATCAAGATATCGAGCCTTATTGGAGGCAATTGAGGATGACCTTACAGAGCAACCCAAGAAAACTTTGGACACAACAACATCAGGAACCTTCGTCCAATCAACCATTATTAGATTTGGGGATAGGAAGAAGTGGCAAAGGTTAGTAGATAGGTTAGGATTGCCAGATGACTGGTTAGAACAAATAGACCAAAATCCAGAGATCATTTATAGAAGGCCACGGGATGGTGATGAAGTTGCTTTAAGAATTGCTGAAAAAGTACATTCTCCTGGCGTATCAAACTCCTTATCAAAAGGGAACTGCATCATTAGAGTAATCTCTTCATCAGTTTACATCCTTAGCAGGAATATTTTGAGTGATGGCCTTGCGTGGCTGTATGAAGAAGACGATGGAAAAAAGAGGCCACTATTTTATAAGGTTATGTTCCAACCAGAACTTGATCCTCACCTAAAATTAACGCCAGCCCAATTGTCCACCTTGTTTCCGTTAATGGCTGAATTTGAAAAACTACAGACTCATTTTCAAGGGTACTTGGAAATAAGAGGAGAATTCATTTCGAAAAAGAAGATCATAACCCAGACAAGAATTAATATATTGGAAACTGAAAGATTCTTAAGGGCAAAACCTGAAGACTTGGTTGCAGATAGATGGTTTGGGTTTACCAGAACAAGAATGACTCCTAGAACTTTTAGAGAGGAGTGGCAACACCTAGTTGCTGTTTTCCCGTGGCTCACAGACAATCCTGCAAACACACTTGAGAACTCCCCATTCCAACATCATGTCCAGCTGAGAAACTTCTTCAGTCGTCTTGATTTAAAAGGAAGAGACATAAGGATAATTGGGGCACCTATCAAAAAATCTAGCGGTGTAAGCAATGTCTCCACGGCAATCAGAGACAATTTCTTTCCCAGATTTATCCTAGACTATAGTCCAGATGAGGTGGCTATTGAGAGGACAGAAGCTGCAGGAATCTTAAAGCATGCTTTGTTCCTCACCATCACTGGACCCTATACGGATGCAACAAAAAGAGAAATGTGTGAGGACTTCATTACAAATTCTGAACCTATAGTCTTGAGACCAAATCATGGGAAAACCAGGAGTAACGTTTTGGCCTTATTCCAGGATTTTTTCTCTCTGAGAGGTCCTGATATCATTTTCAACAGGATTGAAATGGCTAATTGTGGAGTTATTGGTGGGTTCACTTCACCTCAAACACCAACAGAGGTGAATGGTAACATTGTATACACTGGGGATGGAGTTTGGAGAGGAGTAGTGGATGGATTTCAGGTTCAATTGGTCATCACATTTATGCCAAAGCAAAAAGTGAACCAGCTAAAATCCATCACGGTGAATTCAGATAAAAGCATTCCCACACTAGGCGGGTTTTGTCATTCATGGTGTAAAGAAATGGGAGTTTTCAACTCGGAGGACTTCTCTAAGAGCTATAGAGTTGCTAAAGCATCATTTTACATGTTAAATTTCAAGATTTCAGGATCTAGACAGTCCTACGGTGCTCCCATAATGATTGTTTCAGATAAAATCTATAAGCCTATTCTTTGGGATCCTGAAAATCTACTGTTTAGAATCAGAGGAAACACCATAAATCTATCATACAAAGAGTTTCAGCAAGGAGCCAAGCCAAGAATGTTCAACATTTTAAGCTACACTGTTAAGGACACAGATGTTTCCGAAGAGATAGCATTGAAATTGATGAGTTTATCACAAAAGCATAAGTTTCATGGTCGAGAGCCTAGCACATCCTGGATTTGCATGAGAGCATTACCTATTAACACTATAAACAAACTCCTAGAGCGCATTCAGGGCAATCAAAGAATCAGTGGTTCAATTGACAATGAAAGACTCGCTGAGTGTTTTAAAGATGTCTTGGAGTCATCCCTGCGCAGGAAGGGAGTTTTCCTATCAGAATTCACCAGAGCAACCCAGAAGATGCTGGACACTCTAAACCAAGACATGCTGGATTTCTTTGCTGAGGCTGGTCTCTCTGATGATCTCATGATGGATTCGGAGCCGTGGTTGGAGGGGCTGGACACATTTACGTTAGATGATGAAGACTACCTTGAGGAGTACAACCTGGGTCCTTTTGGGATTTTTAGTGTTGAGCAAGAAATGAACACTAGATATTATCATCATCTTCTGCTGGATGCGGTTGTGGATGATATAATTCAGAAGCTGTCCCTAGATGGTCTGAGGAAGCTATTCTCTGAAGAGACCGCACCAATAACCTACAAGTCAGAAATACTGAGACTTATGGCAATCTTGCAAAGAGATGCATCCAACATAAAATGGGTTGATCCAAACCAAGTTGTAGATCATATGGGTCTAGAAGTGGAGGAGGATATGTTTGGTTAATGACATTGAGATCCGAAATCAGCTCTACTCTCTCTCTTATAGAGAGATAATACCGTGTCACTGATTTGATTTAATGGCCTGATTGCTTTTTCTGACAGACTATTATGATTCTAAGTGATTGTTTTACTTGATCTTGGCGGACTTTGTGT